GAATGTAGAGTTTGGACTATTACCATCTATACCTTGCCACTGCCACTCCCACTTTCGTGCACCCTCACCTGTATGTGTGACTGTATCTGTATAGGTAAAAGTATTATTATTATAGCCAGAATCATTATTTCTATTCTGTGTAACTGTTGCAAGTTCGGTATCATTCTCATCTAATATTGTAACTGTTGTAGAATAACTATCCCTGCCGCTTGTTGCCTGACCACATTGACTTGATGACCCAACCCACTCACAGTTTTGTACCTCTGTCTTTGACGTAAGTGTAACGCCACCGTCTAAACTATCTGTTGTAGTGGTGTGATCTCCTGCAGATACATTTAATAAAGTTCCAGATGCAGATACTGTTCCTGTCCCTTGAGCTTCTAACTCATTATAATTTGATGAATAGTCAGTGATATTGTTAAGAATAAAACCATTAGAACTGTTAATACCATCTATGGTGCTGTTAGAATGTTGAACACTGGTTTGTCCTGTCCCAGCGTTTGGTAATAAATTACCTGTTGTCGCGGTTTCTGTTAAACCAGTTGTATGGATTAACATCATCAGCAAATTTATTAATACGATAAACCGCATAACCAGCTCCTATTATCATTATTATTAACCAAATCATTCTATGATAAGTTTTTTAATACTTTTACTACCGTCAATATTGTCTTCTAATTCTGCTTTACCTTTCCAACATTTATAAGTAACAGATTCAGAAAAAGTTCTTTCCGCTTCGCGCTTTCCGCGCAAACACATCGCCATCGAGTCCTGCAAACGTGCCTCCTTAATCTCTCCATTAATAAACATCAGTAATCCTACAACAGCTTCTATCATTGTGAGCTCCCATTTGTATATTTCATTTCTCTATTTGCATCTTTTAATTTTTCGATATCTACCAATACCTTGTCCATCTGCTTTCTTAAAAACTCGATGTTTACTTTATTTAAAGCCATTGATTCGATATGTGAGTTTAACTTGTCCGTAGTCTTATAAAGATCTTCGATCATCATAAATTGCTCGCTATCTGCGGGCAACGCTCCAAGTTGGCCCCGTGGCCATTTTATTCTAAATTCTGTATTCTCTTCTAGGTCCTTTTCCATTAATTGAAGTCTAGTGTCAGCTATATTTAATCTTTCAACGATTTGAAAATAACCCATGGTACCGAGTGCTACAATAATTATTAACGAGGCTACTGTCTTCATAGGCATTTGCACAGCAACCTCTTCTCCAATGTTTAGTGGTTTCTTTGACATTATGCTCCGTTAAATAAATCTTCTGGAGAAACTTTTTTTTGTTTTTTTCTACCCATGTACCAATCACCTGGTTCATAATCCCATTTTTTACCATGATGACCTCTAATATCTGCCCACCACATTCTTAATTTAACAACCCATTTAAAAAATTTACTTGGTTTAGCCATTATTTAGGTGTGTTCCAGTCTATTGGTTTTTTCTTTGGTAGTATAACTTTATCTATTTTTTCCATTTCTTTTATTTCTTGTCTATCAGCTTTTTCTTTTATTTTCAAATTCTTTACGTATGTATCATGATCAGGTCTTAATTTATTGTATTTTTTCCATGCTGCTTTAGCTTGTTTACCTATTTTACCTTCAAAAGGACATGGTGTGCCTGCTTGTTCCATAGCTTCAAAAACTCTTTCATCTTGGCAAAGTATGGCTACAGCTGCAACTTTCATACCTAATGTATTTAATTCTCTAGATAATTTAATTCTTTCACAATTTTTATCTCTAAAAGATTTACCACCGGATACACCAAGTCCAAAAGTTTGAACACCCGCTGATGCACCAGATAAACAAACATCAGATCCACTATTTGTTACTGTGGGTGCTGATGCCGTAGGTGGTGCTGATCTTATATTTGAAGTGGAATTATTTGTTGTTGTCGTATTATTTGAACTACCACTTTGATAAGTATTTGTAGCTGAACTTGTATACCCACCGGTAATTGATGTGTTAGATCCCGACGTATTATTTTGAGTTGTATTTGGATATGCTGGGCCTACCCACGCTATGAGACACAAAAGAATAATTAATACTCCTGTAAAATAATAATTCATCCTGTTTCCCTCTACCATTTATTGTTTTGAACCTCATTCTCTTGTGTTGTTTAACTTTATCAATCATTATTGCTTTTTAGGTGTCAATAAAGCTTTAATTTTTTCCCATATTTTACAACAAATGTTTTTACATTTATCAATCATGTTTTTTCTCCTCAATTTCGTAGAAGAAATCATCTGTATCTGACGTTTGCCATTTACCAGTATCTTCTACATTCCACTCATTAGTTTGCACTTTCCATTTAGGAATTTCATCTTTCACGGTAAAAGAAGGTAAATTCCAAATTATTCTGTTATTAGGTTGTGCTGCATAATTACCATCATCTAAGGCCATTATGTGAGCGCACTTATGTTCGTGCGGTATTTCTGAGTGTTCAGTATCAAGTATATTACTTTCTGGGTGTGCAAAGTCAACTGTAAATAAATATTTACCGTGATGCCATTTTTTATCTTTGCCTATGTATTTTCCTGATGTGCCTTGTATTATATCCCAAGAAGTAACAGCAGGATAGTAACTAAAACAATTCCAGAGCTGAAGTTCATCAAGTCTTCGTGTGGGTACATCTTTGGGTTCAAATCCTCTTTGAATAAACGCTGTAATAGGTAATCTATAAAAGATCGCACCATTTTCCATAATAGCATGGAATAAAAGAGCGCTACCTGCAATAGAGCTAACACCAAAGATAATGCAGTCTTCAACTTCTCCATGATGTTTTTTGCAGTCATAAAGATATTCTCTCCTTATCTGAGCGTAAGTTGCTGGTATATTTGAATTTAAGTATGCCATAATAAAACCTCATTTTATCTCTCCCCAGTTTTTACCGGACTCATAATCTACCTTGTTTGGTATCTCTAAGTCAACTGCGTTTTCCATAATATCTTTTATTTTCGCAGCCTCGAGAGGATTAATAACTGATATATCAAGTTCATCATGTATTTGTATATGCGGTGTAATACCCTCTTTGTGCAATTCTATCATTGATTTTTTAGTCATATCAGCAGCTGATCCTTGTATTAATCTATTCAAAGCTTTGTAAGTATAAGCACGCTTGATGCTTGCTCCATATTCCTGCCTCGCTTGATCAAAGGGTAAAGCTTTATGTACACCAAAATGATTTGGCTCCCACAAATGGAACCTGCATAATCTACCTAATAGTGTACGAATCTGACCACGTTGTTGTGCTCTATTAGATACCGAGTTCATCAAAGTTTTTACAAACGGAACCCTATCATGATAAATTTTAAATAACTCCTCAGCTTTATTTTTTGATACACCTAACTCTGCTTGTAGTTTTGCTTTACCCATGCCATAAAATAATCCAAGATTAATTGTTTTAGCTTGAGATCTTGGTATGTCTGCCATCTTTGCTACAATGGTGTGAAAGTCCGCGTCACCATCTTCATAAGAATCTTTAACACCAAAGACGCTTGTGTCTTGATCAAGGGATGCGTAGTGAACTACAAGTCTTGGTTCTTGTTGACTATAGTCAAAGCATCCCCACTCGCAACTAGACTCAGGTATAAAGAGGGATCGGATCAATGGACCTAAGTCTTTGTTACGAGAAGGAATCTGTTGTAAATTAGGATTAGAATAACTAAATCTACCAGTGACAGTGCCCCCAGTATCTGATCTAATCTGATTAATATCTGCGTGTATTCTACCATTATGTTCATGTTTTATAATGGTATCTATAAATGTTGTATGTGCCTTGTTAATCTCTCTAGCTTTTGATATACATTGTACTAAAGGATGTTTATGTGTAGAGAGAAAGTTTTTTGTAAATGAAGGAGCCTGGGTTTTTAGTGTTCGCTCGTAAGGTAAGTTTAATTTGTCAAAAACTTTGGCAATTGATCTTGCAGCCCATATTTGGGTATCTATTCCTGTTTCTTTTTCTACTTTTAACAGGAGCTCTTTTTCTTTTGATGCTAGTTGGTTCTTCATTGTATGAGCTTTTTCAACGTCCACTCTCACCCCAAGAAATCGCATATCAACCAAACAAGGAAACAGATCTGTCTCAAGATTAAATATTGATTCTAAATCTTGATCTAATATTTCTTTCTGCATAACTTTCCATAAACCTAAAGTTAACTCTGCATCGCGTTCAGCATAATTACCAACATACATCGCAGGCAGTCTCCACATATCAGCTTTTGGATCAACACCCCATTCTTTTGCAGCGTTGATTAACTCTGTTTCATTTTTACCATGACCTAAATAATCCCAACCCAAAGATCCAAGATCATATCTAAATCTATTTTCATTTACTAATGATGCAGCAATCATAGTATCAACAATCTGTCCGTTGATTTGTATACCCATAGATCTAATCCAACAAACATCATACATTGCATTGTGAAAAATTTTTGTTGAAGTTGTTTTACAAATATCTGTAAACCATTGAATTACTTTACTTTTTTCTAGGTTACCACCACCCTCATGATCAAACGGAAAGTACCCTGAGTAGCCATCTGTTGCAACTGCAATACCAACAACTTTACCTTTACCAACAACAGAACCTGATCCCATAGTTTTTAATTCTGGATCGTGTGTTTCTAAATCAATTGCAATCTCTTCACAAAATCTTAAATCAGGAAATTCTGTTGGTTTAACCCATTCTGTTTGTGCATTAAATATCATGAGTAATCTCTTTCTAATATCATTTCTAAATAATGTATTGCTTTTTTTATATCTTCTTCTTTCCCTTTTGACTGATGTCGACAGATATACTTTATAGCATTCCCCTCTGCAAAAAGCAACTTGTTCTCATTTATAAACTCTGCTGGTTGAATCTTCATTGAGTGATAATGTTTACCGCCTACCTGTTCTTGTAATGATTTATATACTGATCCCTTAAATATTTCTTTGTTTGTCATATTTTAAACTCCTTTGATTTATTTTGTGATTTAATTAAATATAAATTTTTCATACTTCTTGTTATACCTACATACCAAACTCTATACTCTTCATCTTGTTTAGCTGTAGATTTTTTTGCACCCTTTAGTGTGTTTGATGTATGATTTAAAAACAATATTACGTTTGTTGCCTCACCACCTTTAGCTCCATGTATTGTTGATACTTTTATTCTTGCTTCTTTTGTTGGATCTTCTCCATTCAATAATAACAATTGCATGTAAGTTATTTGACTATCTGATAACTTATCAAATGCATCATACCATTTAAGAGATAGATTCATTGTTCCTTTCATTCTTTCTTTTATTCTTTGTATTTGTATATCAGGTATTGTTATTTTTTTCTGTAATGAGGACCAATGTTGAATATCCTCGTACAAACTTTTACCAATACTGTTGCCTTGTGCTGTATTAAAAAATAAACCTTTCTTTTTTAAATATGTTGGCACAGATTTTAATAATGATTTTGTTCTAGTTAATATCAACCAATCTCCTGTTGACATATCTATGTCTGACAATCTATATCTTTCAAAAATTTCTCCAGTTTCAGACTTTGGAAAATATTCTTTGTCAA